TGATTTTGATTACTTGCGATAAAACAAGAGACATAAAGTTATGTTTATCGAACTCGTAAAGCCCCGCAATAGTATTACATAATTCACTTATACGGCTGTTATGGACATGTCCATATTCTTTGTACTCTTTGATAATCTGCATTGCAACCTCTGTCGACTTAGATGCAAATAACTTATCTTTGTTGACTTCTAAATATAAATCATACTCATCATCATTTAGCTGATTTTTACGCTTTAATACTAGTAACGGCAACATTAACGTTTCTGTTAAGTCATCTTTGAAGTTGTAACCCGTGTATTTACACTCAACAACGCCCTCGTCAATGCTCAGGTTATCTGTTACAATAACCGTTTCCATTAACACTTTCTTATACTTTTTGTTAAAAAGATTTGTGTTGATAATTACCATTTCTTCACCTTTTTGAATTCTATCCGTAGTCATATGTAACTACCTCCATTAATTTGTATTTGTTTTCTTAACCTGTAATCATTGTATCATGAAACCTTTGAAACTGTCAACATTTATTTTACAAATCACTATCTTTTATCTTTCTAACATAGCAAACCCATGGGAACCCTTTTTCTTTCATTTCTGCGATTGCGTCGAACGTGTCAACGATTGCCGCGATAACATCTATCATCGGGCGGTTATTTCCTACAGCCGTTACTGACTCCGTTATACGCTCGTTGTGTACAGCAGAGATAACAATGTCTTTAGTTAATGAATGAGCTTGTATATACAGTTCGTTCCCTACTTCATTTACTAAATGAAAATAGTTAGGTTTAACCCCTTTCAACTTCATGAACATAGAACCTTCAAACTCTCTCGCAACATCCTGTACAGTTATTAAGTTTTTCATATGTAACTACCACCTTATAAGTTTTTGTATTTCTTAACTGACTTCATTGTATCATGTATGTAAGGGGGTTGCAACCCCCTATTTTATTAAAATGAATAATGTACTATTAAGTTAGATAAAACATGAAGTAGACCAAACCCGACACCAGTGTACACCGCTATTTTTAAACTGCCTCGCATGCTCATTTGTTTCGCTCCTCCTGTGCTTCCTCTATTAAACATTGCACTTTCGTTGTAACCTTGTTACTCGCCATCGAGAAACCTTTTAACTCTAGTTCTTCACGTAGACTATTAGACCACGCGAACCAAACCATGTACGCCGCCCTTGCCTCATCCTCAGCCCTATTAGAGTATTTGAATCTGTCAATATACTCCCCGTTCTCCAGACCTGCTAAAAGGTACACGTTAAGGTCATACATTAATATTGCGCCTTCCTTTTGTTCCCCAACATCCAAACCGAATACCGCCTGTGAATCATTACTGATAACTACAAATTGAAAGTCGTTAACATTAAACATTAGTATCTTACCTCCTCAAAAAGTTCGTTCCATAATTCACTTACTAACGCCATTCTAATTCCGCGACAATCCGCAATTAACGCTATGCACTGTTTTTTACTCATAGCCCCGCTTATAACGTCCTCATGTGCTTCTTTAATGTCTTCCATAACCTGTGCAATGTTGTTTTGTCTTAGTTTAACTTGCATTACTTCCCACCCCCTATAACACGCTCTGTTGTTGGTACGCTTACTAGTTTCTTATCTAACAAGCTTATGATATCCTCTAACTGCCATAACCCTAATATGACAGTGTGACCGTACGAACGGAACATGACATCCAAGTCGTTGATATTCATTTCAATAGTTAACTTTGTATTGTCGCTTTCTGGACATATAACAACTTCTTTTTCGCTCATTTCCTTATCACCTGCATTCATACTTTCAAAGAATAATACTAATGTTTCTTTAAATAATTCAGCCTCTGCACCACTAAGTACATTAGAAACGGTTTGCGTTTCTTCTCCGTAGTCAACTGCCAAACTGACCATAACCTCATTTTTAGAATCCTTATGGACTCGGATATAATCCCCTGTACCGTACTTACATTCGAACATTACCATTTCACTAACCACTTGTAACTTGTCTACGTTTTTCATATTTAACTACCACCTTATAAGTATTTGTTTTCTTTAGCCTGTAATCATTGTATCATATGTATTTTCTAGATGTCAACACTTTTTATATTACCTTATAACTCTCACTGACACCCTCATCAGTGACAAACGTTTCAACCACTAGATTACAGACGCACTCCGGACATATCACGGGTTCCCCATGGTACGCAACCGCGTAACATTCACCGTTTGCACAGTGATATACAAATCTATCATCAATCACAGCCCCATGCGCTTTATAGTTTGTGAACGAGACCACTTGACACATGTTACAAAGCCCCCTCTATTACTGTGACTTTGTCGTTTTTCAAGTCTACTACATGCATTGTTCCCTCATAGTCATTGATAACCCAGATTGTACGAGAACCCACACAAGTTGTAACTGTACCCGTGAATTTATACCCCATTTGAGTTTTAACACTAACCTTAGAACCTTCTTTAATTGTCATATGAATCTACCACCTTATAAGTATTTGTTTTCTTAACCTGTAATCATTGTATCATATGTATAATAGGAAGACAAGCCCCTATTTAAAATATTAAGCTTGTCCACCTTTATTATTTTAGAACTGTATTTCTTCGTTCTCTGTGCTCCACACTACATTAACACCAGCGTTTCTAAGTGCTGCACACAAGTCTACCGCCTTTTTACACTCTGTTGTCGAAGGGTTGAAGTTGTCCATTCCCGCATAATCAAGTATAGCTGAGATTCTTTCATATGGTTCCGCGTCCATGCTAATTCCTGCATACTCGTTAATATCATACCAGTTAATCCAACCATCGTTTAAATCAATATACATACTATCTAAATAGAATGATTCAAATTCGTTACCGGACACACGCTCCACATAATAACTATTGTCTGTGTCTTCGTCTTTCTTGATAAACATTGCGCCCTCTGTGATAGTTACATCACCGATATTTTCCCAATCTTGATTATCAAGGGCTTGTCCCATTTCAAGACCTGCAATATATGAATCAATGAATTCTTCCAACTGAGAAAACATTTCGTCATCCATGTAATCAAACTCACTATAGCTATTTTCCGCCTCGTCTGCATAGTTTTCAATTTCCTGCTCAATACCTTCTATGTCCATTTGTGTTACATGCTTGTCCACTAACATTTTATTAACACGGTAAACGATGTAGTTATATAGAATCTCATTTCTATTTGCTTGTAACTCACTATCTAAAAGATATAGATAAGCGTTTAACATTGTGTCATTCATGTCCTCCGGATTAACGACAACCATTCCCTCACTTATTGCATCTTGAAAGGCGTCACGTGCGTCTCTCATCATTGTCCAGATATCATAAGTACTATCGGTACTATAGCGGTCAACCATATCAGAGATAACTCTGTCGAGGTCTCCGGATTGGTTATCCTCTACAATAAAACGTAATGCTTGACGAGTAACGCGGTTCCCTTCACTATCACATAATTCCTCGTTGTAACCATCATATAATGGGAAATTAAATTCCTTGCTTTCGATTTGAACTACTTCTTTTTCCTCAACTTGTACTAATTCATTTACGTTTGTCATTTAAAACTACCACCTTATAAGTTTTTTTGTATTTCTTAACTGACTTCATTGTAACATATGCCGTCGAAAAGTGTCAACACTTTTTTTTATTGGCAACCCCCGCCCTTATTAGGCGGGACGCTCTGGACTTAATGCCCTTTGACTTTCGTCACTGTCCAGACAGTTCTTACCAAGGCGCACCCCATTTATTGGGAGTGTAGAATGCCTTCATTTCTTCTTTCGTTTTGAATTGAAGTAATTCACCTTTCTTTTGTTTAGGTTTGTTAGCACAAATGTAAACGTATTTCATTTCCTCGCGACCTGTTCCGTTACCTGCTACAATTTGCGCTTCTTCATAAGATTCACATTCGAAAGCTAATTTGTTTTTACGGTCTTTAGCTTCACCCCACCCGCTCATGAAAGTATCAATCATAGTAACATAATATTTGTAATCTGGAGTTTTCTTCATTTTAATCTACCTACCTTTTTTTTTAGTTGTTTTCTTAACCTGTAATCATTATAGCATGTCCAGTTTTATAATGCAAGCGTTTATTTCCAAATTCCGTCGATTAATTCATTTTCATTTAAATCAAAGCGACCAACCAATTCACTTACAATGTACCCTAAAGACTTAAGTGTCTTTTGTTTGACGCCGCGACCGTCCATTTCATCTTTAACCATTTCAACACTTATACGGTGATACGCTAACATTAACTTTGTATCAGACATTTCTTTAACTTCATTGCGCTTATACATCAAGCCCAACCCCTTTCAATATCGTAACTAAAGTTTATCACAGCCGTTACAATCATGTCAAGCGTTCTTTTTCCTATATTCACGAAATAAGAAAATTCTTCGTTTACGATTGCTAGGTATATCATACTAGCCTTGTAGCATGTCATGTTAAGTCTAACACCTAGATATCTTTCTACTAATAAGCGTAACTTTGTAGAATCATAAGAACACCTTTTATCGATAGCTTTAATGCACTCTTGAGCTCGCAAGACCATTTCTTTTTTAGTCATATGTAACTACC